CAGGGCTGGAAAGCCGCATTTTTGCAGTTTGAAACGACCGTCCCGGCGTGTATTTCTGCCTGCGCGGGCTTTGTTTTGTTCGCTCCAGAGCATTTTCAGCAATGGCCGGTGGTTATCGACGCCGCAAAGTATGTTTTTGCCGGCGGTTTGCTCATGTTCGGGATTGCTGCAGGTACGCCCCCGAAAAAGTCGTAAAGAAAGCGTGTAAACGTTGCCAACTCAATCTTCCGCGCCGCTAGTAGCGACTGTTGACCTGGATCAGGGGCCTTTGGTCTCTTTTCTTGAGGGCCTCCGCAACGATTATGCCCTGACGCTCGTCAACAAAACCTATTTTCTCTACGAAACCTTTCGTCAGCAGAACCACGAACCACGTTGGAACACCAATTATGCCCTTTGGTCCATGTGGTTGCAGCAGAAGGTGTGGGAAGGGACTACGATCGCGCGTTCATCGCTGCCGGTCGGTCTGGTATTCGATCAAATCGAATCCGCGCTTCCCGCCATCACACAAGCTCTTTTTTCGCAGCCGGATTGGTTCCAAGTTGAGGCTGAGGTGGGGGGTGATCCAGTCGAGGCGCAGGGGATTGCAGCGCATCTACAATACCTGCTTGATCATGACAAAGATGACTACGGCATGACGGCTATGAATGACATCGAGATGGCGATCAAATCGATGCTCACTCTGGGCACGGGTGCTATTGGTCTTGAATGGGATGCGGCGCGTCAGCGGCCGAGCGTTTCTTGGATCGATAATCGGGATTTGTATCTCGATCCGGGGGCCCAGGTTCCGGGCACGGATTATTGTCGTTCGGTAATTCGTCGTTCGACTCCTACGGTGGAGACGATTCAGGGTTGGAAAGACATTCCGGGCATGAAGATTCCGGAAGAGAATATTTTGTGGGGAATGGCGAATTCCCGCCGCTTTACCACGGGGGATCAGTCGCGTCAGATCCAAGCGAGTCTTTTGGGCGTTAATTACTCCCCGGGCTCGAGCGATGTTATCCCCAATCCGACCGACCGTCAAGTTGAAGTTCTGACGTATTGGTCAAAGACCCGGATCATCATGATCCTCAATCGCGAATGGGTTCTTTTTTCCGACAAAAATCCTTATGGCTTCATTCCGTTTAATGTGGCTCCGTGTTATACCATCATCGGGCAGCCGTACGGCTTGGGTATTGCCGACGCGCAGCGTTCGAACCAGTTGTACATGGAAGCGTTGCTTAACGGCCGGCTGGATGAACTCAGCCTTGCATTGCACCCGCCGCGGGTACAGAAGGCCGCATCCACGCTCACCCCGAATCAACAGCGTTGGCGCCCCGGAGCTATCTTCCGTACTAACAGCCCGAAAGACGACTTCATCCAAATGCTCCCCGGCGGGGCGACGACGAATGTGTATGAGGAACTCGGCTACATAGAAACAATGGCCGCCAAGCGTACGGGTATTAATTCGATGGGTTCGGGTGTACCGACTCCTTCGAACGCTAATCGTACGTTGGGTGGTATTCAGGCGCAAATGTCGGGTTCTTCGATGCGCTTGCAGCCGATCGTCAAGCATGCTGAGGACTATCTCATTCGTCCTTTGTTGTACAAGATGTATCGCATGATCCAGGTTCATACACAACCGGATCAAATGCTTCCCGGCCGCCGGCCTGAAGGTGAAACTGTTTCCGTTTCCGCGGCGGCGTTTCGTAAGCCTGTTCAGTTCCGGATCTTGGCCTCCTCGCAGATGCTCACGCGAGAGAAACTTCAGGCTGTATTTCCAGTCCTCATGCAGACCTTCATGAACGGTCAGTTTGTTCAGGGTATTGCGGAGACCGGTAAGGTTGTCGACTGGGACGTTATGGCGAAGATGTTGCAGGATGCGACTGGTGTTGGTCGTACGTATACCCTCATTCGCCCAATGAACCAGCAGGAACAACAGGCTAAGCAACAGCCGCCGCCGCAGGTTATTGCCGCGCAACAGAAGAGTCAGCAGGATGCACAACTGCGGTTGCAACTTGCCGACAAGGATACGCAGCGAGCAATGATGGTAGCGCAGGTTGATAAGCAGCAAGGTCCGATGGAAATGCAGCTTGAGCAACAGAAGTTCGAGCTTGAACAACAGAAGGCCGCGTTAGACGTACAGATGAAGCAGTTGGAAATGCAAATGAAGGCGCAGGAATTGGAGATGAAGCACCGAGCTTCAGTCCAAGACATGTTTGTCAAGCAGCAACAGGCGCAAACTGACCTTCAACTCGGCGCCCAGAAGGCCCAGCAAGAAGCGGTTCTTGGCCAGCAGCAGACGCAGATGAAGGCGCGTGACATGGCCCTCACTACGATGGCTAAGGATCAACAATTCCAGCAGCAACAAGAGCAGGCTAAGGCCGCGCATGATCAGACGCTTAAGTTGACGCAGGACAAGGCCGACTTCCAACGTCAACAAATGCGCGTCAAGGCAGCGGCAAGTACTTCGCGCGAAAGTGAAAAACCGGTTAAGCATCGCCAGGAGAAGTAGTACGTGGAATTCAATATAAGCCTCGATCAGGCGCGAGTAATCGCCGATACGACTAGAACTGCGGGTTTTCGTTTCATTCTTGCCGCGCTGGAAACACACGGAGATGAACTTCTTGCGCAGGCGCTTGCCGCCGAAACAAATGAACAGGAACATCGATTAATGAATCAACTTCGTGCCTATGCGCGAGTGATTGAAATACTCAAAACTGTTCGCGATCAAGTTCAGGGAGAAAGACCGATTGATGATCTGGATCCCTTTGACGCGGCCGAAACACTAAGCGCGCGACTGGTGTTGCGTAGTTTTTGGTAACATAAAAGCAGGAGATTAGTTATGTCAACCACCCCATCTACCCTTCCGGGTCAAGAAGTAACGGGACGCGAAGGCGTCGATAACGCGGCGGCACTTGAGGCGTCTATTAATGCGCGCCTGGATTCGATTCAAAAGCAGTTGTCGACTCAGCCGGGGTATCAAAACCCAGCCGGCGTAAATCAGGATCAGAATCAAACTCCAGGGCCGGTTAAGTTCACTATTCACGGCAAAGACTTTCAATTTGCCAATCAAGAAGAAGCGTCGCGGGCGATTGAAGAAGCGTTGATGCAGACGCGTGAGATGACGGCGCAGGAACTTGCCGCGGTAAATCAATCGCAATCGCAGCAGCAATCTAACACACAAAATGCTCCGGTTTTTGATCGGAAACGTTTCGCTGAACTTGTCGACCAGGATCCGTCTCGTGGTATTGAATACGCCATGAGTCAAATTATCTTCGGCCAGGATGTTCCTAATGCCGGCGCTGTTATTCGCCAGCAACTCGCTGAAGTTAATCGCCTAAAGCAGTTGAATGCTGTTTCGACTTTCCGCAGCACCGTTCCGGATTTCCGCGGTACTCCAGAGGAAATTCAAGCCACCGAACGCATGCGCCAGGAAATGAATCTTCCCACCGATAATCCGATGGCCTGGGAAGCGGCGTATGCGATGGCAAAACACCGCGGCATGATCCCGCAACAACAGCAGCAACAGACGCAACAAACGCAGCAGCAATCGGGACCGGTAGTTCCCCCGATGTTTGACCGTAGTGCGGCGGCGCCGGCCGCGGCTTGGGTTCAGCGCGCGGAGAACCTTCCAACCGACCAATTGGAAGCCTTCATCAATGATATACAAAATGGTCGAATTCGCTAAGCTACACTTAGCAAAAACAATGTCTTATAAACCGGGGCCTCTTTTTGGGGGCCCTTTCGCTTTCCTCTACCACAACTTTTCAGAATAGTCAAGTCTTTTATGCTATGCTGAAGGTGAAAGAAAAGCCTTAGGGCGATTTTTTGGAAAGAGGTAGATTTTGGCTTACACTCCGGCAGGTAACTTAACGACTTCAGCGGGTCTCGCGCATCTTGCCGCGGTTCTGTACCGCAAAAAGGGTCTCGATCGTCTGATGAAGATCTTCCGGTTTCGTACCGCATGTTCTAAGGACATGCTTCAGCGTCAATCGGGCCGCACCGTGCAGTTTTTCCGTTATACGAACTTTGGCGCCAATGTGACGCCAACGGCTGAAGGTACTGTTGGTACCTCGCTGACGATGTCTTCGCGCATCGTGCAAGCGACGGTTTCGCAGTTCTCGGCGTTCATCACGGTGTCGGATCTGCTCGAGGCGACTGCCATTGACCCGGTTGTGACCAATGCGTCAGAACTGTTGGGCTACCAAGGTGGTCTTTCGGTGGATACGCTGACCCGGTCGGTGATTGACGGCGAATCGATCAATACCAATCAGGCGCTCCTGGCCACCTACCTGCGTGTCGCCGACCTTCGGGCCGCGCGTCACTCCCTGCAAGCTGTTGACGTCCAACCATTTGACGGTGACGAGTTCCTGGTGTTTGCTCACCCATACGCCACGTATGATCTCGTTAACGATCCGAATGCGATGGGCCTCGCCGACATCTTCAAGTACAACACTAAGGTGCAAGAAACGCCGCTGGTGAAGTATGAAGATCGCGGTCTGGTTACTCACGTGGCCGGCTGTAAGGTCATGGAATCGACCAACGTTAAGCAGACGACGACCAGCGGTGTTACGACCTATCGAACCTACGTGTTCGGTAAGGACGGTATCTCTACGGTCGACCTGGAAGGTATGATTCCTTCCGACGTCGTGGATCCGAGCAAGGAACGGTTCAAGATTACGGTTACTCGGGGTGGCAATAACATTGCCGATCCTGAAGGCCTGATCGCTGCGGCCGTTGCGTATAAGTTCGCGACTACGACTGTGATTCTCGAAGGTCCTTCGGGAATTGGCGGCACGTATCGTTACAAGACGCTGGACCCACAAAGTACGATCGCCTAAGGGTCGCAGTAAGAGTGCATGCAGAGCCGGCAGATTAACTCTGTCGGCTTTTGCTTTTTAGTAGCACTTATATCAGCCATGCGATAATGTAAAGAGAGGCATTCGCTTGAAATTCTTCACACTTACGCTCACCAATGCCGCGACTGCATACAACCTTCAGACGTTGCTAAAGGCCCAGACTGGTTTCCGCGATGGCGCGCGGCAAGTCATTATCATGTCCCCAGCGTCTAATACCGGCTACGTGCGCATTGGTGGATCTGATGTATCTGCTACGGTCTACGGCATCAACCTTCCCTCGGTAAATTCCTCGGTAAATCTCAATACTTCATCTCTCGGGGAGACCTATGCTCTATCGGAGCAGGCGGGCGATAAACTTAACGTAACGTTGGTGTATTAATGAAACGAATCTTTGGCGCAATAAAGACCGCGTTTTTTCTCTTCATCATTGCCTATGGTCTTTCGGCTCAGGTTAACACCGGAGGTGGTGTTAATATTCCCGGCGTGGCTCCTACATATTCGACGATTACTTCGGTTCCCACCAACACGGTTTTGGGACGCACTGCGGCTGGTACAGGGAATGCAGAAGCATTGACAACCATTAAGCTTCCAAACAATTCATTTTCTGCCGGTCCTGCAGCCACTGGAATAGATCAGTACGGTTCTTCTATTGCTGCTGGAATTACTATATATAAAGAATTTACAACCACAACACCGTCAGCTTATGGAGCTTCTTTTGCCTCTATCTTTAATCCGCCGAGTGACCCTCCTAATGCTTGGTTTGGGCTAAATCAGGGTATTTACGTAACGAACGCAACCTCAGCCAATTTTACCCATGGGCTCTATGGCGCAAACTATACGATAACGTTTGAAGGAACCGGGAATGTCAATTACTCGTACGGGCTTTACGGGGCCACTTATT